TGTGGAGGTGGAGGTCCTCGAGCAGGTGATGTGGCTGATCGCGCTCCGTCGAGGGAACGGCAGAAAGACGTCGTCGGGGTGCTGTGTGTGCGGCGACCTTCGCAGTGTCAGCGGTTGTCCGTGCAGGCTCGGCTGGGAGGCTCTGCGTGCGGCGGGCCGGAACATGGAGGACAGGCTGTGAGCAGCACGCGCAGGGTATACGTGTTCGATCCGAAGCTCGGGAAGTGCGTTGACTTCGTCAAGCCGACGAAGCCGATCTCGCCCGAGGCGATCACGCAGAACCTCGACTCGCACATCAACTTCGGCTGCCACCGCTGGATCTAATGGCGCGCAAGTCGAAGATCCCCGAGCGCGGCCCGGACGGCCGCCCGAAGAAGGATGTAGAGGCGCGCGGCGACTACACGCCCGAGGAGATCGAGATCCGGGCGATGGCGCAGGAGGCGTTCAAAGAGGACGCCGACAAGAACCAGCCGTGGCGGAAGATGGCGGAGACTTGCTACTCGTTCGCCTCGCTCAACCAGTGGGGCGATACCGACCTTCGGATCATCGACGAGGAGGAGCGAGCTGCAATCACCTACGACGGCATCGGCCCGGTTGTAGACGCGATCGTCGGGACGGAAGTCCAGAACCGCCAGCAGATGGTGTTCATGGCGCGCGACCCGCGGAACGACAAGGCGGGCAAGAAGGCCGACCGCGCGACCGAAGGCTTCCGCTGGGCGATGGATGAGTGCAATGGCGACCACGAGAGAACCGAACTGTTCAGGGATGCTGTTGTATCCGGCGTCGGTTTCGGGTCGGTTAGAATGGATCTCGAGGACGTCGCGGACGGAAGGCTCTGTCTGGATCGAGTCGACCCCTTCGATATGGGCTGGGATCCGTATGCGCGGAAGGGCAACCTCGAGGATGCGAACTGGTTCCGGCACGACAAGCTCGTCCGCGTAAGGGACATCGTCAAGCAGTGGCCCGAGCGCGCGAAGATGCTGGGCGCCGAGGAGACGCGGACCGGGACGCCGATGGCGGGCACGATGACGGGCCTGCCGGGCGACGAAGAGAAGGGCGACATGAAGATCGCCTTCTACACTCCTCGGTCCTACCAGGCTGGCGGTCAGGAAGTGTTCGGGCGCAGAGGTGTGCTCGAGCTTTCCGGGCAGGGGATGGAGCGGGTCGCGCGCTTCCAATGGAGAGAGAAGAGAGACTTCTACCGGGTCGTGGATCCTCTCTCTGTCACGGAGGAGGAGGCGACAAAGCCGCAGCTCCCGCAGGCGCTCGCCGGGATCGCCCAGTCGCTGCCGCCCGAGCTGATGAAGTCGATCCCGCCCGATCTGATGAAGGGAATCTCTGGGATGCTCGGGGGTGGAGCGCCTCCATCGGCTGGTGGAATGGGTCCTCCAGCAGGCGGCCCCTCGCAGGGTGGTCCGCCCCCGGGCATGCCAGGGATGCCGCCGCCTGGAGGCGCGCCGCCTGGAGCTCCCCCTGGGATGCCGCCGGGTGGGGCGCCACCCATGCCCGGCGGCATGGAGCTGCCGCTTCCTGCGCCCGAGGGCGCGCCGCAGCCGAAGGTTTTGACGCTGACGAAGGAGGAGTTCAAGCGATTCGAGGAGGACTTACGCATCCGCGCCGAGATGGAAGGCCGCGAGATCGGGCAGCTGGAAGTGATGCTCCAGCAGATGTGGGTCTACCGCGAGGCCTACCTCGTGCGCGGCGTCCTGATGGAGCATCAGGACATCGAGGCGAACGAGTTCACGTTCAAGGCGGTGACCCACAAGTGGGACCGCAAGCAAAAAATGTGGTACGGCGTCGTGCGCGCGATGGTCGACCCGCAGCGAGGCGCGAACAAGTTCACCTCGGCCGCGATCCATCAGGTGTCGGTCGCGCCCAAGGGGACGCTGTTATTCGAGCAGGGTGCCTTCCTCGATCCCGAGAAGGCCCGGCTCAACTGGGCGCGTCCGGGCGCACCGATCCAGCTACGTCCGGGCGCGCTCTCCCAAAAGCAGGTGGAAGTGCTGCCGCCGGCCCCGTTCCCCGAGGCGATGTCGACACTCGTCGAGTACAGCCAGACCGCACTCCGCAACTCGACCGGCGTCGATCTCGGCACGCTCACTTCCCAGTCGATGTCGGCGGAGGCCGTCAAGTCTGGATCGATCAAGTCGATCACGGTCTTGGCGCCGCTCTTCGATGCGTACGACCGCTACCGCATTTCCGAGGCGAAGCTCGTCGTCAAGTTCCTGCGCCTGTACGTGGCCGAGCCCGGCAAGATGATTCGCGCCGGGAAGCCCGGGGCGAGTGGCGAGGAGAAGGACGAGTGGGTCGAGCTCGACAAGGAGTCGCTCGCCGACAGCTACGACGTCGCCTTGGATGATGCGCCGCGCGATCCGTACCAGAAGCAATGGGTGTGGGAGCTGTTGCAGCCGCTCATGCCGATCCTGATGCGGGACAACAAGGTCCCGACAGCGCTGCTCGATTTCTTCCCAGCTCCGCAGTCGGTGATCCGTCAGGTGCAGCAGGAGATGACCGCGGCCCAGCAGGCGCAAGCGCAGGCTCCGCCGCCGCCGGTCAACAAGCAGGACCACGAGGGCTTCATCGAGTCGGAGATCAAGCTGAACGAGGCGAATGCCGCGTTGGCGCAGGCGCGGGCCGAGGCGCTCGCGCGCGCGTCGCGCGTGGAAGCGGCCGAAGTGATTCAGGACATGGTCGACCAAGAGGGTGCAATGGGCGCGAAGAAGCAGCGCCAGGGGCTGGGCGGGGCGTACGACGACGCGCCCGCTGATTCGGAGAAGTCGAAAGTCACGGCGCTAGAACGGCGCGCTCTGCGCCCTAACTCGCCGGGCGTTCAATCCCGCTCGGCAGGAGGTTGACCCATGGCGACGTATTACAGCAGTGCATCTGGCCCGAACGATCCGGCAATCGACGTTGCGGGAGTGACGGCCGTGCCGTTCTCGTTCACCGCATCGACGGCACTCATCACCAACGACATCCTGTCGCTCGTGAAGCTCCCGGCGGGGGCGACCCTGCTCGGGTTCTGGCTCGATGCTGGCGTGCTCGGCGCGTCCACCACGGTCTTCAACATCGGCGACAGCGGCTCGTCCACCCGGTACTCGACGGGTGTTGTCGCGTCGGCAGTGGCGCGCATCAGCTCGGGCGACGTGCTGACGGCAGCCGCGACGGGCACCGCGCACGGGATCCTGCCGCGCCGCTACACGGCAGCCGACGATCTGAGACTCACGTTCACGACGGTCGCGACCGGCACCACGGGCGCCACTGCGTTCGTCAAGGGCGTCGCGTTCTACACGACCCGCTACGACGGCTGATCGCGAGCCGGAAAGGATACGACGATGAAGGCACTATCCAAGGAAGGCGTGGAGATCGAGGGCAAGGCGATCGGAGCGCAGGAGGCGATCGATACGGGCGAGCTGCGCGCCTACGTCTCGGGCGGCTTCCTCGTGAATCTCGGCGGCGAGAAGGTCTACTTCCCGGCGCAGTCGTTCCTGGCGCTCTTCGAGCTCCTCGAGGAGGAGGTTCCTCCCGAAGTGGAGATCCCGCCGCCCGAGGCGGATCCGGCGTCGGTCGATTCGGCGTCGGCCGAGTACGACGCGGCGAAGGCCGAGTACGACGAGAGCACCAAGAGCAAGAAAGGCAAGAGCTACTGACCGTGGGCAAGGGCAACAAAGGCAAGGGCAGCAAGAAGCCGCCCCGCCCGAAGCCGTACTGACTTTGACGGGGCCGAGGAGACACGATGAGTGCAGTTGATGGCTTCGATGAGATGCGCGAGGCGCATCTCGCGATCGAGGGCGGCGAATTCGAGCAACCGACCGACGTCCCCGAGCGTGGCGAAGGTTACGAGCCGGAGGAAGGCGTACCTCCGGCTCGTGACCCCTCCGACGTAGGCGCGTCGGAGGATGGGCGCGTCCGAGAGATCGTCTCTCAGCGCGGCAAGATCCGCGACGGGCAGTCCGAGAACGAACAGCTTCGGGCCGAGCTCGAGGCGATCCGAGCTCGGGAGGCGCAGAGTCAGCACCTGCTCGGCCAGCTCGCCGAGCGGACGGAGTTCCTGCGCCAGCAGGAGATCCAGCGACAGCAGCAGGCGCTCGCCTGGCAGCAACAGGCGGCGCAGCAGGCAGCACAGCAGCAGGCGGTCGAGCAGGACCCCGAGCCCGACCCAGAGGAGGCGCCGTTCGCCCACCTTCAGTGGCAGCGCCGGCAGGAGCGGGCCGAATTCGAGGGGGTCATCGGGGATCTGCGGCGGCAGATCGCCCAGGTCAGCGGCACGATGGTGCAGCGCACGGGCGCGTCGCTCGCCGAGAACTTCCGGTCGACGGTGCGCTCGCTCGAGCAGGACTACGCGACCCAGGTCCCCGACTACTTCGATGCCTACAGCCACCTCGAGGAAAACCAGAGGCAGCAGCTCCGCATCGTTCTCTCCGGGCATCCCCAGTTCCAGAACAACCCGCAGTTGATGGAGAAGGCGGTCGACGCCGGGATCGAGAACCGGAAGGCCGAGTTCCTGGTGTCGTGCTTGAACGTGAACCCGCGGACCGGTCGCCCCGACCCGGCGCTCGGGTTCCGCGTTCACCCGTCGTCGGCACTCTACGAGCTGGCGAAGACGACCGGGTACCAGCCTCGAGGGGGCGGCGGGCAGCAGATCGCGTCGGCCGAAGAGATCGCGCAGTACCAGCCAGACGCGGCGGTGACGGCCGGGCACAAGCGGTCGCGAAACGGGATGAAGCACTCCGAGCAGATGGCGCGCCTCCAGCGCGCGCAGAACGGTGCCGCGATGGGTGGCTCGTCGGCGAGCGCCTCGGGTCTGCCGGGTGCGATGGAGCTCCTGTCGATGCCGATGGACGAGTTCCGGGCGTTCAGCGAGGCCTACCCGGACTACATCGCGCAGGTGATGGGTCGGGACATGTGAGGAAAAAGGTGGGGTCGGGGCTTGCTAGGTCCCGGCCCGCCATGCGATAGACGGCCGCGAATCGAGCCGACGTTGTTAGCGGAGGTGGTCCCTTCGGGTTGAGCATTCTCCGGTCCGTCAAAATTCGGTTCCGTATCCCGCGCGTAAGTCGGAGGGGCGAAAGCTCTTAGCCATGACCGCCCGGCGTTGAAGGGTGGGCGTAAAGCTCAATCCTTTTTCGTATTGGGGAGGTTTCCATGGCTGATACAATCGTCGACCTCAATGACCCACTGGCAGTACAGCTGTGGGCCAAGACGTTGGACGTCGAGGCGCTCGGCTCCTGCATCATGGGGAAGCTGATCGGCACGTCGTCCAACAGCGTCATCCACCTCAAGGATGAGATGCAGTCGGAAGCCGGGGCGCAGATCCGCTTCGGCCTGCGGCGCAAGCTCTCCGCACCCGGTCAGATTGGTGACGACGACCTCGAGGGCAACGAGGAAATCATCAATCGCGACTACGATCAGCTGCTGATCAACCAGCAGAGGCACGCTGTCCGTGTGAAAGGTGCGATGTCGCAACAAAGAGTTCCGTGGTCAATGCGGTGGGAGGGCAAGGGCTCCCTCGTTGACTGGTGGAGCGAGCGATTCGAGATCGTGCTCTGCAATCAGCTCGGCGGCAACGTGCTTCAGAACGACGAGCTCGGATCCGCGCCGGCAGGCAAGGAGTACCGCTACACCGGCATGCAGGCGGCAGTCGCACCGGACGCGACGCACTGGGTGATCGCGAACAACGAGGCGTCGGAGGCGGCATTGCAGACCGCTGGCGCACTCGCCCCGACCGACAGCAAGTACCAGTTCACGATGGGCTTGACGGACGATTGCGTCACGCTCGCCCAGACGATGCAGATCAAGATCCGGCCCGTCAAAATGCCGGACATGGACTGCTACGTGCAGCTGATCCACCCCAATCAGGTGCGTCAGCTGCGCCGTTCCGTCTCGGACGGCGACTGGTCGGGGATCATGCGCGCTGCAATGCAAGGCGGACAGATCACCAAGAACCCGATGTTCACCGGGGCCGCCGGCATGTGGAACAAAACCGTGTACCAGGTCACGCCGTTCCTGCCGTTCGGCAACTCCACCGGGCTCAGTCAGTACACGCAGACGCAGCTCGCTGCGACCGGCGTGGCTGGCATCTGCCGGTCGGTGTTCTGCGGCGCGCAGGCGGGCGTGATCTCGTTCGGCCGCGACCACGCATACAAGGGCAGCGAGGTGCGGTACAAGTGGGTCGAGGAGCTCCGCGACTACGCCAACAAGCTCGGCATCTCGGCGTCGCTGATCTGGGGATTCAAGAAGTCCCGCTACACCACGATCGCGCAGGACCACGCAGTCATCACCTGCTCGACCTACTCGCCGGAGCCGTAAGCCGCCGTAGCTGGGGGGTGGGCTCAGAGAGGACCAACAGGAGGCAATTGTGGGAAAAGAAACCGAAGAGCATCACAAGTCGAAGCCGGCCATGCCGTACGACTTCCCCTCGGAAGCGGTCAGCGTGAAGCACGGTGGAGGCGAGTCGCCGGGTGGCGGCCAGGTCGGCAACTTCGCGCCGAACCCGTTCGGTCCGAGCGGGGCCGCGGGCGGCAAGACCGACTAGCCGTGGCCGGCAAGGACTACGGCAAGGACGGGGAGAAGCACGAGCCGAAGGGAGACTGTGACCACTATTACCCGCCGGAGAGAAACTTCGACGAGCAGATGGTGGAGGTCGACCACAATTCCGGTCCCGTGACCCCGAACACCTACGAGCCGCCGGGGGAGTGGACGCGCAAAAGCTAGCCCGGTGGAGGGGGCGGACCAGATGTGGTCCGCCCCCGCTGTTCAGAGGAGGAATGGATGACGTTCGGCGAGATGGTGCAGGAGATCATCGACGAGCTGGAGCGGCCCGACCTGATCGCGCAGACCCAGCGCATGATCTTGGAAGCCATCTCGCACTTCAAGGACACGCGCTTCCCGTCGAACATCGAGCGCGACTGGACGTTCGCCGCTGGCGACTTCACCAACGGCTACGCCGATCTGCCGATCGACTTCTCGTACGACATCGCCGCCTACACGGAGTTCGGCGGCAACCGCCACGCGCTCCAGAAGCACGGCCACACCGAGCTCGAGGACTACATGGTCACGGCGGAGACGGGCGAGCCGGAAGTCTACGCGATCAACGGGCTCGAGCTCCGCGTCTGGCCGTCGCCGACGACCCAGTCGGTCAGGCTCTACGGGATCAGCAATCTCTCGCCTCCGGTCAACGACGAGGACACGAGCTTCTGGACCGAGGACGGGGCGCAGCTCATCAAGTACTATTCCAAGGGGCTTCTCTTCAACAACGTGCTCTACGCCTACGACCAGGCGGAGCGTCAGATGGAGCTCGCGATCGGCTCGCCGCGGAACCCCAACTCCGAGCTGCTGCGCCTGCTCGGCAAGGTCGAGCGCCAGGTGCTGGGCAACTCCGTCGTGCCGCACCTGGGCGGCGCCAAGTCGGTCATCTCGGGGAGGGTGCTCTGAACACTCCCGTCCAGCTCGTCGGGTTCTCGCCCGATCTACCTCCCAACGCGCCGGGCGTGATCACCGACAGCGACCGGGTCTACCCGACCCCCAGGGGTGTGCGCCCGCTCCCGGCGCTCGTGCAGGCCTACCCGCCTCTCCCCACGCTCCCGTGCGTGGGCATGTACATGGCCAGGTACTTGGACAATTCCGTGCGGCTCTACGCCGGATCCCGAACGAAGCTCTACCGCGGGGTGTCGGGCGCGTGGCTCGACTACTCGCCGACGCAGACCTTCGACACGCAGCCGAACGACCGGTGGAGGTGGGCGCAGTTCGGGAACGACACGCTCGCCGTGAATGGTAGGGACGTCCCGCAGTTCATCACGCTGACCGGCTCGCAGTACGTCCCGCTCGCCGGCAACCCGCCCGTCGCGAAGATCGTCGCCGCACTCTTCAACTTCACCTTCCTGCTCAACCTGTCCGATCCGGCCGGTCTCGCGGCGCTCACGCCCACCATGTGGTGGTGCTCGGGGATCGGCAACAACGCCGACTGGACGCCAGCCATCGCGACCCAGTGCGTGAACGGCTACCTCGATGACACGCCCGGCGAGATCGTGGGCGCGAAGCCGATTGGCCGGAACCTCGCGGTCTACAAGCTCCGCTCGACCTACTCGTTTGAGTACGTGGGCGCGCCCGAGGCGTGGCGCCCGAGGCTGACCTCGGCGAACACGGGTGCAGCGTCGCACGAGGCGATCGTCGACCTGGGCGACGCGCACGTCTACCCGGGGTACGACGCCTTCTACCTGAACGACGGCTCCGGCCCGCCGCAGCGCATGGATGCACCTATCACTCGGTGGTTCTACGAGCTGGGCGACCTGAACTGGGCGTACTCGTGGGCGATCTGCGGGAATTATAATCATGCGCTGAACTGTGTGTTCTGGCATTACCCCTCGAAGAGGATCACCCAGCAGACCGACCCGGTGACGCTCGACGCCTACTTGATATGGAACCGCTCGACGAACGTGTGGCTCCGCGGCGAGATCGACATCACGTCCACGGTCGACCCCGAGATCTTGATCGATCTCGGTGTCACCTACGGAGAGTTTGGGACGCCGTATGCCGCGTGGGACGACATCGTGGGCGTCCACTGGAATGACTTCATTTTCTTCGGCTCAACCAACACGATATCGGGCGTGGTCCTGCCGGACGGGTCGATGTGGACCTACTCGGGCGAAGCGGATCCCGCCGCCTTCATCGACTGTGGGGACTTCGGCGATGGGACCAAGTTCCAGTTCATCCGAGGTGTACGCCCGCAGTATGCGGTTGCGCCGCAGGTTGCGGGCGCGCGGCTCGACCTCACACTGCGCCGCCGGCTGGGCGACCCTCCCACCACGGGCCGATACGCCTACTTGAACCAGGGGACGGGCAACTTCGACATCCGGTCGAACGCGATCTGGACGCGCCCGAAGATCACGTTCGGGTGCGACTCCGAGCTCTTCGGCTACGAGTTCGACCACGACGAGATGGGGGTCAGGTGACGACACCGATCCCACTGCCGGAGTTCCCGAACCCGCCCGTTGTGACGTCGCTCGAGGCCGGGCTCGACCAGCTCTCCA